CGAGGGAATGCTGAGATCCGGCCAGATCGACCTGCAGGACTGCCCGGTCGCCGAATACGCCAAGTCGAACGTGATCATGGAAAGCAACGTAAACGGCGACCGCAGACCTTCCAAAGTCAAGTCGGGTGGTATAATCGACCCTGTCATCGCGTTGTGCATGGCCGGGCATTGCCTTATCGTCGAAAACATGCAACGTCCGGGGGCGTACGGGGACGCATCGAATCTAGCGATCTGACGAGGTCGCGACATTCTGGGGGACCATGGACTTACGACGCTTGTTCCGTTGGCCGCGCGCCTCGAATACTTCGGGCGGCGGTGTTCATTTCCCGACCGTGATGAGTCGCGGATCTCGGATCGACGCAGATCGAATCCGTGCCAACCCTTCTTCCGCTCTCGGTGTTACCCCGGTCCTCCGAGCCGTTCAACTGATTTCGAACGATCTGTCCAGGATCCCGAAGGTCATCCAGCAACGTGAGGGGCAGGGATGGCGGTCGGAAGAAGACGTTTCCGACTTGGCCGCAATGCTGAACAACCGGCCGAACGAGTTTCAAACCGCGACGGATTGGTGGCAATGGATGGTCACCAACGCGCTGGTGTACGGAAACTCGTTTTCGTTGATTTCAAAAAGAGGGAATCGGGTCGACCAGTTCATTCCTTTGAAGCCATACGACGTCCAGCTGCATTCAGACGCTGGAGGCAATTGGTATTACACGACTGCCGAATACGGCGATGTCGACGCAAACGATGTTATTCATTTTCGGGCCCCGTCCTATTCGCGGATGGGCTGGGGTGATTCCCCGATTGCTATTGGCGCTGAGGCGGTCGTTCTGGCAATGCTCATGGAGCAGGCTGGTGTCGATCAGTACCGCATGCCTGGTCTGGCCAAGGTGGCGATTCAGACTGAAGAGGCCGTCGGTTCTGAAAACGTGAGGGCTATGCAGGACGCGTTTGTTTCGACGCATGCGAATCGCGAGGGTTTGCTGAAGCCGGTCATCGTGCAGAACGGCAGCAAGGTCGACACGATCGGCAACACGCTGGTTGACAATGACTGGATCGCCGGTCGCAAATCAAGCATCGAAGACATCGGAAGGCTGTTTGGTCTTCCTCCGTTCGTTTTGTTTGCTGAGACCGGCGCCACGTTTTCTGAAGCACAAGCCCGAACCTACGGCGATTCTCTTGCCGCCTGGGCGAATCGTTTCGCGGATGAATTGACCTACAAACTATTTGACGAAGTAGACGAACGCGTTTCGTTTGACATGACGCGATTGGTTCGCGGCACGTTTTCCGAGTCCATGACGGCTTATCAAACGGCAGTTCAGACGTCGATCATGACACCGAACGAGGTTCGAATTGAGCTTGGTCTTGGCAGCGTCGACGGACTGAGCGAATTCTTTGCAGGCCCCAACATGCAACAGCCTGACGATGCTGAGAACGGAGGCGATGGCAATGAAGATGGAATGCAGACGTATGAGCCTGATGCCGTCGACGACTGACGGTGTCGTGCGTGGTGTGGCAGTGCCGTACAACAAGCTGTCCCAGGTAATCATCGGCGAGTCACGACGTGGATTCCGGGAGAAGTTCCAAAGAAACGCGGCCATCGTCGGTGATGACACCGTTTTGATGGTTCAGCACGACCAGACCGGCGTGCCGTTGGCGCGTGTCGGGTCTGGCACGTTGAAGTTCAGACAAGAGGACGATGGCCTTATGTTTGAGGCCGAGCTTCCCGAGTCACGACAAGACGTTCGGGAAGCTGTCCGACGCGGCGACATGGTGGCCGCTTCCATTGGTTTCGTCCTCGAGGAAAACGGCGAGCGCTGGACGCACTCGTCAGCCGGATCGGTCAGGACTGTCCTGGCCGCCCGAATCCTCGAGGTCAGTTTGGTCCACAGTCCGGCATACCCGGACGCAAAATTGGAGTCCTGAAATGGACATTCGTTCGCTCCGGTCTGAGGCCGATGAGGTCCGGGCCAACATCACCGAGCTTGTCAGCAAGGCTGGCGAACTCACTGATTCGCAGGTTGGCGACCTTGAGGCCGCCGAAGTCCGTCTCCTTGAACTGAACAAGGAGATCAACAAGGCCGAGATTGTCGAGCGTGCCACCAAGGCCATCGACGTGCCGACCTTCACCCGTCGCGGTTCGGCTGCGGTCGAAACCACCACCAGCGTCGATCCGTACGAGCAGACTGCGCGGAACATGATCGCACACGCTCGCGGAGAGTTCCGAGCGTACAACACCACGGATGACTCTTCGCTCGTGCCGACCGATCTCCAAGACGAGCTCGTTCGGCGTCTTCCGAAGCTGTCGGCGGTGCGTGCTGCCGCAAATGTTCGGGTGTTCAACTCGAACGCGCTGATTCCGTCCATTGCAGGCCGCATGGCCTCGGCCACCCTGGTTGCAGAATCCGCAGCCTCGCAGGCGCTGGAAGGAACCTACACCGACATCGAGATCAAGGCTTTCAGCACCCGGGCCAAGTCCGTGATCACGTTGGAAATGCTGCAGGACAACCGTGGCGGCCTTGTGGCGGACACGCTTCAGCAGCACATCGAATCCCATGCTGAGGGCTGGGATGCTCTCTATCTGTCCACTCAGACTCCAGCCACGCATACGCAGCCGAACGGTCTTTGTGCTACCAAGGCTGCGATTGATGGGAACACCAACAGTCCGATCAACGACGTCGACGCGGCTGCAACCGTGACGGCTGCTGGGATCGATATTGATAATCTGATCGACACAATGAACGCCCTTCCGGGTCGTTATCGCACTGGCGACAAGTCGTGGATCATGTCGCCTGCGGTCCATGCGGCCGTGGTCAGTTCGACCGATTCGACCAGCCGACTTGTGTTCCTTCCGGCTGCGACTGGCACCGTGCAGGAAAACCCGTTGGCGGTTGGGACGATCCTCGGGTACCCCGTGTATCTCAGCGACAACATGCCGAGCGCTGCAAACAACGCGGTCGCAGCGATCCTTCTCGACCGTCGTTCGTACACGGTCGCCGATCGTCGCGGCTTCGAGACTTCCCAGGATCCGTACTCGGCAGCCGACAACGGACAGGTCGTGTTCCGAAGCTTTATGCGTTCGGACGGTGTCTGGATGCTTCCGGAAGCCTCGTCGCGTCTGATCTACGCCACCTGATATCTCTTTCCTCTTGGGTCTGGGGGGGGCCTTCGGGCCCCCCCCTGGCTGGGGTGATACATGCTGCAGATCACAAGTCAATCCGCACACGCATTCCAGCTGGCCGAGTTTCGCGACCACGTCGGCATTGGCTACACCGACGACGACCCAGCGTTGCAGCGGTCGCTGGACACCGCGGTCACGTTCTGGGAACACACCACCCAGTTCTACACGCGAGACACGACGTTCACGCTCGACTGGTACTCGATGGTGTCGACCGTGCCGGTCGGCGGCGGCACGTTGGCGTTGTCGAGTGTTGTGCGATTGGACCCAGACGGCAGCACGACCGAGACCGTCACCTCCGATTGGTTCTTGACTCGAACGCTTGGTGAGCAGGTGGTGCGTCTCACTGACGCCGGCGACTTCCGGAACGGTCACAGATACACCGGGACGTTCACGGTCACGGCCGCCGACGTCACGGCTGACGTGAAGGCTGCCGTGTTTGCCTTGGGCAATCACTTCTTCATGAACCGCAGCACGGTCGAAGAGGTGTCGATGTACACCGTGCCGTTTTCGGTGCGTGCCATTATTGGCATGTACCAGAAGGGCATGCTGTGAGCCGAGGTCGCTACACGCACCACGTTAAGTTCTACAGCCCGACGCTGACTACAGACGGCGCCGGACAGAAGGACACCGCGTACACGTACGAATTCGCGGTGCGGTGTGACGCCTTGATCCTGAGCAGTCGCAAGGCAGAAGAGTACGACCAGGTGCAAACCGGGTCCGACATCGTTCAGTTCCGTCTGCCGTACAACGACATGATCGCCGTCGACTGGCGTGCCAACTGGAACGGGTCTGACTGGGACGTCCGGACCGTCCGAGACCTTGACGGCCGCCGCCGCGTGCTTGAGGTGACGGCAGAAAGGTTCGGCCAGTAATGGGTTTTGGAAGCCTTGGCGAATCCAGCCTGAACAGGTTCAAGCGTGGTCGCAAAACCATGCAGATGGGCAAGCAGTTCGCCCAGGTCGAAATCCCGGTCAAGCTTCAGCTGACGTCAAGCGACGTCCGACGCCTTGAGAAAGCCGGAAAGTACGGGGTGAGGAACGCCCTGAAGACCGTCGCCCAGTTTGCGTTGGAACCGGCACGCGACGACGCCCGGAAGCTGTCGTCACAGGGCATCGGACGAGCCGAAAAGTCGTTCCGCAAAGGTCGCGGCGGCATTACCGAATACACCGTCAGAAACAAGCGACGCCGGATCCGGTCGTACCGTGCTGGCGTCAAGAAAAAAGGTGCTTACAGCATGCGTGGCCGGGCCGACGGCATCGGCGACGTGACGCTGTTGCTGTCGGTCAAGACCACGTCCGACTACTACAATTTCGTCGCCAATTTCTGGGAACACGGCTGGACCGTCAGCGGCAAGCAGCTGCCTGGCAATCAGTTCATGACCAAGGCGGTCGAGCAGAACCGGACTGAGGTGGAGACCCGATTTGCTCGAGGTGTAGCACGGGCGGTCGAGGTTTCGCCACGACGGCTTCGAAACGCTGATCTCAAGGGGCTGGCATGACCGCATTTGCCGACGTGATCGAGGACGTGTACGCCGCCCTGACCAACGTCGACACCGGCGTCGGGGTGTCCGTGTCGGCAGACGTCCGGCAACGTGGCGAGCTGATCCCGGCGGTCGTGTTCACGATGGACACCGCCGAGTTCACGCGGTTTGCCGGCGGCAGCATGGCCCCGGTTCACTGCTCTTTCCGGTTCGACTGCCTCCACGGTTCACGGCTTGACGCCGAAGCGTTGGCGGCAGACGTCGAGACCGCCCTGGCAGCGTCGGATCTGGTCGTGTCTCGCGAGTCGGAAACTACCGACCTCTTCTCACGGGGTGCCGACGTGGAGCCCGTGTACGTCTCCAGTTTGTCATACATCATCACCTGTGGGAGCCTCTGATGGCCGGATCACCATTCAACGGAACGGACATGACGTGGTCAGGCGGCGGATCTGCTGTCGCTATGGGCGTTGTCGACGTTTCCTACCAGAAGGGCGAAGTGCCGCGCGTGGACATCACGCACGCCGGGTCGACCTTCAAGACCTATGCCGCTGGCATCGCCGAAGCGGATTCGGTGACTGTGACGCACCTTGAAAACGTCGTTACCGTCGGGACGTCTGGTGTATTTGCATCTGGAACCGTTGCGATCTCGGGCACGTTCCGGGCGGAGTCGGTGGAGATCTCCGGCTCGATCGACAACGCCATCCAGTACACGTCAACCTTCGTGCGGACTACCTGATGAAGTTGCTGACCGTGCAGGACATCATCGACATCCAGCAGGCTGAGCAGCACCACCAGGAGCCGCTGGCGGTCGCCAAGGCAACCGGCAAGACGCTCGAAGAGGTGCTGGCCATGCCAGCCAAGGAGTACATGGCGTGCCGTGCGGAGGTGCTGACAGCCAATGGCCTCGGGTGATTGCGGCCGTGGCCTGTCGGCTGCATTGTTCGCCGCAGGACGTCCGTGGCATGCTTTGGGTCGACTTCCGTGAATGCCTCCGGGTGTTTGGCGTGAAGGTAAAGAAGACGCCGCAGGAGCTTGCGGCAGAAATCGAGAGGTTCATCAATGGCCAAAACAACCGCTACGGTCACGGTCGGGGCTGACACCAAGCCATTTGCCAGGGCGATGCGTGGCTTGGGCAAGAGTGTCACCGGCAGCGTCACGGCTGGCGTCGGCCGTGCCGGCGGCATGGCTATGTCGGGCCTTGGCGCTGGTCTGGGAATCGGTGCGGCCTTCTTGGGGCTGCAGGGCCTCGGGTCGATCTTCGACAAGATGCGTGCCGTGTCGCCGGAGCTGAATGCGGAGTTGATCAAGCTGAAGGTGGCCGTCGGTGACGCCTTGTTTCCGGCTGCCGCCAAGCTGGCCCAAGTACTCCGCGACAACATGCCGATGATTGAGTCGGGCTTGTCAGCGTTTGGAACGGCTCTGGGTGACGCCATCCAGTTCTGGACCGAGGACGCCTTCAACCCCGAGGTGTGGAAGGACATCGGCGTTGCAATTTCAGAATCAATCAGCGACGCGCTGAACCTGTTGCCAGCCAGTGCCGAGACGGCCGGACGAAGCGTCGGCGGTGCTTTGGGCGGAGAACTGGGAGCAGAAGCCGGTGCCGGGGCAGCTGGTGCCCTGACTGACGCCCTGACGACCTTCAACCCGATGTACTGGCTGTACAAGTACAACGAGGCCGCCGCTGGACTGGTTTTGGGCAAGTCTGATGAAGGGGCATCCGCACTATGACACACGCCGCAGTCGTCTGGAAAGACACTCCCGGGGATCGGCTGGTCTACACCGCGAACGACACGCGGAAAATGGACTTCACGTTTTACGGCTACTACAAGGCGGCAATCGGCGGAATTGGCGGCGGAACGACGCCACCGACGACGTCGTTGGGGGCGGTCGCGGCCGCCGAGGCTGACGGGGCCAACCTTCGCATTGATGGGGTGTACACCGGACCGAGCGGCACCTACACGCCAAGCGCACAGGTTTGGGTCTTGTCCAGCCTGACCGTCGAGCGGCTGAACAACACGAACGACAACTCGGATGTTGTCTGGTTGTATCGGGTCGGCCTTGAACTGGCTGAACAACCCAACACAGACGAGCCGTACGTAGAACTGACGACGCA